GCGGAATATTGTGCTTTTCCCATGCTATATCACTTAGAACATTTAAGCGAACAACGGCCTTTTTGTTATGCTTTTTGGCATACTTTTCGAGGTTAGTTAATTCGCGCCTTAGTTGAGTTAAAAAGGTTGCCTGATCCTTTAAATAATAATCAGTCTTTTTTTGCCTTGCAATATTAACCGACTTATAAACGCCAGCAAAACCAGAGTCTTTTAAACAGTTGTGCAAACAATCCGCAATGATACTACTAGCGCAAATCTTTATTGATGGCATCATTGACAGACCAGCCAGCACTACATTCTCACCCTTAGCCGTTTTAATTAGTTTAGCGTTTGTGTCTCTGCTTAATAGTTTCATGGTATCGCCTCCGTTGGCGTTGGTTAAATAATTAATTATTTGGCTACTGGCGTGTAGCCGTATTCAGTTTTATATTGTTTGGTAAATGCGCCCTGTTCCCTTAGCGGTAGATCATGCCAGTATTTATATACTTTATCCCACTGCTTCGCGTCTGCACGTTCGTGGCGTTCTACAGTCCTATAGTATTTGTTAGTATCGGGTTCTATAGAATCCAATGCTCTATCGTTTGCGTCTACTAGATCAATATATGCACGATCAGCGGCAAGCAAACGCTTGAAGGTAGTCTTATACTTAGAATTGATGGGAGTCATATATAAACCTATATAATTGATTAATGAGCCGCTATGGTCGCAAATTAAGTTAACCCTGTAAAATGCTTTGAGTGACTGAAAGAGCTGTTTTGGTCACGTTAACAAAAAAATAGATACAAAACAGAAAGACACAAGAAAGATAAACAACACCCAATATAGTAGCAATACCAGTAGTGATATTTAATGATTAACTGTTGCATCTGTTTATTAAACCGAAGCGTCCCACGCTATAACTATTATTGATGGCCTGTTGTGGCGTTGGTTGTGGTGCTGGCGTGATAGTTGCCCTTTTTGCGGTAGCTCTAAGCACCCCTATGGGGATTTCCCCCGCCACCTATATACGTATACCACCTCAGATTTTTGTAACATTTTTAAGTCCCTTAAAGTGTAGACACCCAACACTTAACTGCACATTAAGATCAGTCAACTGACTCTAGTTACCGTTCGGGAATCTCGGAATACGACACCGTGAAATTAGGACACCTAAGAATAAGGTAGCGAGTCTTAACGAAATCTTAGGTGTCCTAGAGGTTTTATTTCAAGGTATGTGCTGTGGGGGGTTATCCTTAAGTCACCTTTAGAATGCTAACAGGCTCATAAGATACCCTATATCTCTTATATGCAACTTATAGTACGCTTAGTAAACATATATGCCTACTATGTACACTATATGTCTATATATAAGTATACTTTAAGATCACCTCCTATTAGTTCACCAATCTTGTATGTTCATTAATATTGAACACTATATACTATAGTATACAGAGGGGGGTTCTCCTATAGGGGGTGTGTTGAACTAATCCTTTAATATCAACACCTTACACAAGTAGCCAATACTTGCCTACATCCATGCCATAGCACTAGGTTTTTTAGCTACATTATAGCCATTTTCAAACCTATTTATCTCCATCATAAGGAGTTCCTGTTGTCTTTCTTGCATCTCAGCATCCACATCTGATGCCATCTGTTCTACCCAATAGGCTACACCCATTGCTAGAGCATCTAGTCTATCGTCATGGGCTAATGCACCTCTCTGTTTGGTTATACGAGTAAGCTGGTAGGTAAGCATATACCTCTGAGCTTTCTCAGGAGGATGATGTTGTACACTGTCAAAGTCCTTTTGGATCACTTTAGGGTCTATTATGAGTCGATGTTGATTCATAACAGGCTCAAGAGTGTCAATGATACGGAGTTCCTTCTGCTTACTGTGTCGTACCTCTTCCATAGTTACAGGGTATGTCTTTTTCAAGAAAGGTTTCAGTAGTTCCGTGAACATACCGTCACCAAAGTTACTCTCTATGAGAACCATATTAACTTTATGTTCTTTCGCTATATTGGAGAGCTTCTGTAGAGTTGTTTCACTATACCCACCTGATATACCAGCACAGTCAGCTACATATAAGTAACCATTAAGCATCTTCACAACTGCATAAGCTGTTTCATCCTGACCTCGACCAGAGGGATCAATTACAAGCACTGAACCGTCATAGTCTATATAAGAGCCTACAATGGATTCTGGGGCGAAGTATTTGTCACCCCCTAGTCCGACATTCGGAAGGTCTTTAATCTCCTTAAACACCCCATAGATTAGCTTCTCTGGTGCTTTATCCTTATCTACTGACATCACCATGAGATCGGAGAGCTTCAATGGGTATCTGTCGGTGTCTGATAAGCTAGTATCAAGCATGAACTGTAAAGCAAAACCAGAGCGTCCGTAAGATAGCTCACGTTCCATAAGGTCTGTATCGTCAAAGCGCATAGGATCTACTGGATTGCCGTCTAAGGGACTTTCTGCTTTAGTCATATCATCCCATAGGGTAGGTGCTAAACGCTCCCCATACGCCTTCTCTGCGTCCTCTAATGAGGGGTAACGTGCTGTCCATATTCTCATGGCATAACCACGTTCAGTTAGAGTATTATAAAGACTCATTTCACACTGAGGTGTGCCAAGGTAGAGAATTTTACCGTCAGGTTTAAGTACAGCGTCAAACTCCTTAACAGCTTCGCTTAGTTTCTCCCTCATCATCTGTGTCATTGAGTTGTTTGGTACTTCAATGTCATCTGCAATGATGATGTCTGCACGACTGCCCGTTAGCTGTCCAGTAATCCCGACAGATTTAACTGAGGGACTACCAGACGCTAAAGCGGGTCTTACGTCAAACGCAATCTTACTCCACCTCTGTCCTTCATTAGCTATAAGGTGACGACATATTGGGAGTTCAAGAATTAAGCGTTGTGTGAATGTCGAGAAATCGTCTGCTCTCTGTTTTGATGCAGACACTACCATGAACTTCTTCTGTGGATCGAGAAGTAATTGGTGAACGACAAAAGCGGCTGTGATGTAAGACTTGCCTACACCACGAAATGCTTCAATGATTGATCGTTTAGGGGCTAATTGGATATAATCGGCTATATCATACTGTACTGGGGTAGGATCAGGCAAGTTAAGGTGCTTCCAAACAATATACATAAAGTTTCGGAAGTCTTTTAACTGCTCTGGTATCTTATCCATGCGCTTCTCCTTTAAGACTAGTCTCTGTTGTTAACTCTGTCGGCTATTTTTTTGTTTGATATTGTTAAATCTTTATATCTTTTAGGGGTTGCACTTCTCCAAGCGGTTGCAAACTTAGGGTCTTTCTTTATGTGTACCCGTAAAAGTTGAAGATCAGAGTTTCTCATATCGTTGGGGTGCATTTCTAACAATCTGCGTTGTAATGCCCCGAATTTTTTAGGTTTCTTTGACTCAGCCATTACGACTCCTATTCTTAGACTTACTTTGAATACGTAAGTTGTTATGAGAATTGTTGTTGGGGTTGCGATCTCTATGATCTATGTCCTTCCCAGCGATTGCCAGTGCGCCATACTTCTTCCTAGCTATACGCCTAGCAGAGTTCCGAAGAGAGCGTCTTTTTCGTTGTTCTGGTTTACCGTGATAATTTCTGTATTCGGCTTTGTAGTCTCTCAATGTGCTAAACTCCCCTGATCTTCAAACGGTAAGGCTTCTAAAAGTCCCGCCATAGGGGACTCTGTGGTAATTACATCGTGAACAGCCCCATTATCTTTAAGAAACTTAGTTGCAACCGACAATTCTGATGCAGTTGCCTCGCCTGATTTAACCTTGGCTAGTAAGTCCTTAGCTACACTGTCGTGTAAGTCGTCTAATATTGTTCTATCCATCTTAATAACTCCAAACTACGGGGGTGGTTTTTCGATCATCTACGTGAACAAACGTCTTAGCAACGCCTATTCCAGTGAAGCCCATCTTCATGGCTTCCGATACGATCTTATACCGCTCTACCCCGTTATTAATTCTAACATCTGCGGCAATACCCTGACCATGAGTACCCGCTTTAGGCTTGTTAGCCTCGATAGGGTGTCCCAATGGATCACGGTAGCCGCTTGAGATATAAAAGGGAAATCCACAAGCGTGTCTAAGGTCATCTAACCTACTCAGGTAGTCTATAGACATCTCGTTGTTCCCTGTGAATTTACAATCAAAGTCTGAGAGAACGAAGTATCTCATTTCCCGACTCCTTTAACCCGTTCCGTACTACGCATCGTCCCAAGCCCTAGCAGTCCTAAAAGAATAGGCATCATAGTGCCTGAGTCTGCTTGTGGGATTTCGATGCCGAACGGTGCGGCTAATGGGCTAATTAAAAAATTAACGGTAAAACCAGCCACGCAAACCCAAGCGGTAGCGGGTCTCCAAGACGATTGAAACCAATTCCCCTTGGCTTCTTCCTTATTGACCGCTAGTTGAGCCAGAGCAATCTCCTGTGCGTGTTTCTCAGACATGGTAGCAATCTCATGTGCCAACCTTTTCTTTGTATCAGCATCAGGTATGAACTTATCTAACAGCTTTGTAACTGGTGCAATCAATTTGTCTAACATACTATACTCCTAATATTTTAAAGAAGCTCCCAACGCCCATAGTTTGACCTAATACGGCAATAACACCGCCTACAGCTATCCATTTAATTTGTAGTAAAGCTTTATTAATGTTCGTTAGCTCTTTTTTAAGGCCACGGGTCTGTTCGCTGAGATGCTTGAGGTGTTCTTCATGTGCATCCATACGCCACTCCAGTTTGTCTACCCTTGGTTTGAGTTCTTCAACTGACATTATCTTGTTTCCTCTTATTAAATTTTGCAAAAATGAGTTTAAGTGCTACCTGATAAGGGATAAATAACCACTTAGAGAATTTATATCCCTTAGCCTCTAACTCTTCTTTGGTACACCAACGTCTTTCTATATTGTCTATGTATTTACCTTCATATCGCAGAACGGCATGACCCCCACCGTATGCTTTGCAAAAGCAAATCTTGGCTTTACGAAATATCAAAGCCTTCCAAAAGTTCCATAAAGAACCTTCAAGTAAGTAGAGAGCTGTGAGTGAAAAATCCTCACAATCCCCACGATACTTACCGCCTTTTGACGGGGTTAAAATTTGCCAATGTTCTCCACGATCTCTAACATAAACGAAGTTGTCTACTAAATGTCGAAGATTCATTCATACTTACTCCTCTTCCGTTATTTGCCAAGGTGTCCCTGTTAGTACAGACGGAAACGCTTGTTCTGCTAGATCAGCATTTAATATCTTCTTTATTTCTTTGGTGTCTAATGCTTTTTTAACCCATCCAATAACTTTAGTTTTAGTAAGTTTAGGGAATGGTACGTAAGTTTCAGAAGAAGAGTCTGGAGTAAAGCCAACAGTGCCATAAACAGAAGCAATGTTTTCACCAGATGTTTTAGTAGCTTCCCAATGCGCTACAACAACCCCATCATCATCAAAGGCACGTTCTAATTCTATAATACTAAATTTCATCTTAGGTTCTCCAGTTCTTCTACTCTGTTTCTTAAAGACTGTATTTCTTTAACTAATGTCGGAACTAGTTTACTGTAATCCACACTCATCATATCATCAGAATCAGCGTCACCGCTTATAGCCTCTGGTGCTACTTCGATTAACTCTTGGGCAATTACACCATAATCTTGGTGCGAACCCCCCTCTTTCCAATCAAACTGTCTAATGCGGATAGCGTCAATCTTAGCCCCTGCATCTTCAGCATCTTGTATGTTTTCTTTTAGGCGTTCGTCAGAACTGGTATTATATTGAGTGGTTTGATTTAGAATAGAGATATTCCCTTTCTCACTACCCGTTAAGTTCTGAAAGGATGCCAGTTTCATGGTTGACGATGTTGAATCAGTATAGCCCTGAGTAATAATTGCTGCCCCACCCCAATAACCACCATTAATAAATTTACTGGAGTTAGTCGTAGTCACGAAGTAATTAGCTTGGGCTTTACCATTTACTTGTAATCTGTTACCAGCAGCTATAGAAGATGTGCCTATGCCTAAATTACCAGAATTATTAAGACGCATTTTCTCAGCACCGCCCTCAGACCAAGCAATAGTATCTGCCGCAGGAAACCACATACCTGTGTTGGTATCAT